AGGCTCCGGAGGTGGCGTTTGACGATCGGCTTATGCCCGCGCTTTACGAGCAGCTGCCATAGGTTGCGCCCATCGGCCGCTTTCGGGTTTGGCTCGAGCTTCGAGATGCCGACGGGGCGCTTCCGGCCAAGGCGATCGGTCATCGACGCGGCCACGTACCCGGCTGGCAACTTGCCGTTGTCCCGGTAGTAGCTCATCAGCCGTCGATACTCTGCAAGCTCGACGCGCCGGTACTTCACGGACAGCGCCTTCGGGCGCTTGATCATGTACCCGTACTTAGATCCGGCGTTGGTCGCGGTGTTGAGGACGACGCCTATGATGTAGTCGCCCTTGAGCCGCATCTCGTACTGGATGCCCGCGCGGCTTCGCCCCGTTTCCTCGGTCACGTTTTTGTACCATTCGGTGCGCGCGTGCTCTGCCGTCTCTGCCGACATCGCCTCCACGACTTCGATCACGGCCCCGTATGAGGCATTGATGAGGTCTTGGATTCTAGGCTCCAACGAGTTCCAGCTGATGGCTACATCGCCCGCCTGTACTCTCTCGCGGCTGGCCCCTGAGCGTCTGACGATGCGTTTAGCCACTCAGCCCCCAGAAGGACGCGCCGGATGCGCTGATCGTATCACCGGGGCGCGTCTGCATCCCACGCCCGCGCTTCTGCGTGGCCTTCGGCGTGTGCTTCATCCGGTACCATCCGAGGACGCGCTCCTGCGTCTCTCGAGGCCAAGAGAAGAACGCATCGGGATCGCCGCAGTACGTGAGCCCGATCTCCAGCGCTACGGCGTCGAGCCCGCCGTCGGGGCTGCGGTAAAATCCGCGGCGGCCTCCACCTCTGCCTCCCGCGGGTAGGAGTCCACCAGGAGCTTAAGCGCCTCCGTCGAGGCGTTGGCGATCTCCTCGTCAGTCACGCCGAGGGCGTGGAGCTCATCGCGCACGGCGGCGCCATACGCCAGGCCATCGAACTTGTGCGCCGACAGGGTAGCCTTGAGGGGCGGACGCGCCGGGAGACAGACTCCCAGGACGGCGCCGAGGCCGATCCATGCGTTCGTCGCGACGGCGTGCATGACAACCTGACGGGACGAGTGAGACGACGGGGCCGTCAGCTTGACGGCCTTCCCCTTGATCTGAACTTCCATGATGCTCCTTCGGCGCCAAAAACGACGACGCCCCCCGAACCGTAGCACGGAGGGCGTCCACATGCCGACAAGCTCAGGTGGCCGTGATGGTCCCGAGCACCTCGAAGTTAATCGTGAACGACGACGGGTCGCCCTCCGAAAAATCGATCGTGCACCGGCAATCGTCCATCTCGAGGGTATGGTCCGACGGGTCACCGAAATTCGTGCCCTCGACGGTGAGCGTGATCTTCAACGTGTACAGGTCCGCGTTGGCGCCGAGCGTCGAAACGGCGGTAGAGAACGCGCCGGTCTTATTGATCAAATCCCAGATGTTCGTGTTCGAGGCGTCCGAGAACTCCGTCATCTGACACGACATGGAGCCCGTGGGGAAGCTCCGATTCGATTTGCGGATGCTGCCGAGTTCGCCGCGGTCCAAATACTTGGTGTGCTCGTAGTTGCCCTGATTCACGCCGGAGAGCGACAGGTCGCCCGCCTCGTACTGGATCGTAAGGGTGTTGATGCCATTGTCGGCAAAGGTGATGGTGCCGTCCCGGAAGTTCTTGACGACGGAGGAGATGGGCATGAGCTACCTCACTGGAGCGGGAGTGTATGGACGATGCGGAATGTTATCACGCCGATAACCCATTCCCCCGCCTCGTTTGTGGCGCGGGTAGTGGTGATGAACTGCACTTTGTAGGAACCCGGCCACGTCGCATCGTAGGCCATCAACTTGTTGATCACGGCCTGCTCGCCGTCAAGCGCGTCATCGTAGCTGTTCGAGATGTCCTTCGGCGCGAGACGCCACGAATAGTGCACCGTGAGCGGCGTCTCTACGAGGGTTCCCTCCGCGGGCCGTCCGCGGTACAGGCGCAGATCCTCCGAGTCGCCGGGGAGCACTGCAAAGGCCTTGTGGGCGATGGAGTCGCTATCCGCGCCAAACAGATCTGGCGCCACGCGCGACTCTCGCCATCCCGAGAGGGTCAGGATGCGGGCGGTCACATCCTCGCGCAGCTGACGAACCGTCTTGCTCGCCATCATCGCCACCAGGCGACGAGACTATCGCCGCGGCCACCCGTCCAAACGACCGAGCTTGCGCTCTTCTTCTTGGTCACGTCCACGACGTTCTCGTCGGCCTCGTCGTAGACGAAGCGGATCTGTCCCCACGCCGACTCGTAGGCAGTGCCGTAGTACGACGCCAGAGCAGCCCAGCGGCCGGAGTCCCCGGCGCTCGTCTGGAAGTCCAAGAAGATCATGTGCAGACAGAGCATTAGGTGACACTCACGCAGCGCGCTCGGCTGGATGACCAGACACGGCCTACGGCCCTGAGCGATCAACCTGTTCGCGATCGTGAAAAACGACTCGTCGATATACGGTTGGTAGCTCGTCGCCCCGCCGAGGAGGGCGGTCAGGTCGGAGTGCCGCTGCAATAGGTCGGTGTCGCTGATGACCGGGTAGAGCGTCCGACGACACACCGCGGCGTCGTTGCGGAACGTATGCACCACACCGTCGGGCATGGTGAGCGCCCATTCGACGAGGTACCCCTCCGACAGGATCTCCGCGGTCGTGACGCCACCGGCGAGCGAGAAGGTTGCGATCCCGCCTGCGATGGTGACAGCGGCAGGCGCCACAAGCTGCGTCCGGTCGGGACGGTACAGCGTGAACGTACCGCCCGAGGGCGTGGCCGTGGCGCCTGCGCGCATCGTCGGGCAGGAGAGCACCTGCGTTCTGCCTCGCTCGATCGTCTCCGTGGAACGGAACCGTGCGGAGTAAACGACTTCAGCGAGGCTCATTTGCTCTCCCTTTAGCGGCCCTTATCCGTCTGCTTGGCGTCGTGCTTGCGCGCGGTTTCCTGCGCCACCTTGCGCGCCTTATCGGCGGGCATTCCGCCTTCCCGCAACTGCTTGGTCATGCGGTCCATCGCCTCCCGGTATCCGGGGCGCTCGCCGCTCATACGCGAGCCCGCGCGCGCTTCGGCGTAGCCTTCGGCGCCGTTTCTCCGTCCTCGGAGGGCGGGTTGTACAGGCGCTCCATCGCGGCCTTCATCTTCTCGAGGAGGGCCTCCTCGACGGCGAGGGCATCGCGGTGGAACGGGGAGCTCGGCGCCTTCTCGCGCCACTCGTCCACAAGCTTCTCCTGACGCTCGATCTGGATCGCGATGAAGTCGGGATCGGGGAGCTCGATGTAGCGCCCCACCAGCGAACGACAGAAGGCCCAGTATCCCTCCTCGTCATTCGTGATCCGGGTCTGGCCAGCGACCAGCTTTGGCGTCTCCCAGCGCGACATATGCACCGGCCCTGCCACGCCCTCGTACGACACGCAATAGCCGCCCTCGATGGCATCCCAGGGGATCAGCGTCCAGCCGCGGCGGCGCTTGGAAACCTCGGCGGCCTCCGTGCTCCCGTGCTGATCAACGTTCGACACGCCGGGGTCAGCTACGAGCGTGGAGAGCCAGGGAACCCACTCACCTTCCCGATAGGTCCAGCGCGCCGGGTGATGCAGATACCAGAACGCCGGGCGCGGCTCGAGCTTGACGAGCTCCTTCATCGCCTGTGGGCGCTGTGCGGGCTGCGCCGAATAGTTTCCGCTCCCTGCCGTGCCGAATGTCGCCGCCATATCTCACTCCTTCTTTGTTTCCGCGAACGCAGAAGCGCCCGCGTCAGTAGGGTAACCACCGACGCGGGCGCGTGCTTTCAACGCTTAGAAGTCGGACAGGATGCCGACGCCCTTGGCGTCGTCGATCTCGCCAACGCCAACGAAGGCGCTGCCCACGATGATCGTGGAGCCGTTCGAGGCGTCACGCTCGAACTCCACGACGATCGGAGACTGCGGAACGATCGTCTCGGAGCCCATGACAGGCGCCGCGGTGCCGGTGGCGAGGCCGATGGCGCCGGGGGCGATCATCATGCCCAGGTAGTCGAGGCCCCCGTTGGCGGTCGGGACGAACGAGCTCTTGAACACGTCCACCCCGTAGAGCGTGCCCGCGAAGCCCTGCCCCTTGGCGAGCAACATCTCCTGATTCGCCGCGATGTACTGGCCGGGGCCGGTCTCGGAGCGAAGCGAGGACATGAGGTCGTTAAGCTGCTGCGGCGCCAGGATGGCGGTAAACGGCCCGTTGTTGCTCTGAAGCTGGAGAGCAAACATGCCCGAGTAGAACGTCGTGACCGAGAGGTCAACGCCGGTCGTACCAACCGAGGTCGAGAACCCGGAGGACAGGGCGCAGATCATGGTGGTAGCGCGCTTCTGGTACGCAGCGACCATATCGGCGGCCAGGTTGTCGATCGTCACGTCGAGCGGGATCCCGGTCGCGGTCAGCTGCGCAAGGTCGCTGATCTGACGGCGGAGGGCCTGACGCGCGATCGTGATGTTCGCGTTCGTCGTCGTGAGCGCGGTGTTGGATACCGAGGCG